TCATTCTTCCACCTCTGTCAATATTGCCTGTATCTCCCTTGCATATTCCAGTGCCTCGGCATTTCTCTGCTCTAATCTTTTATAAATTACTTCTATAGCTGCTTTTGTTATATCGTCAAAGTCGGAGCTGTATAAAACCACTGGACAAAGCTCTCCGCCTCTCCATCCTCCAGCACTGAAAGTAATACAAATATCCATGTCTTTCATCCACCCCCTTAAGACTTCTATATCTTTGTACCCCTTTTTAATTTGGTCTAACTCAAAACTAATTTTACTAAGCAACTCCCAAATCTCTTTTGCCTTCTCTTTTGCCATCTTTCACCTCTCTAAAATATAGTATTTAATACTTTTTGTGTATTTATATACATTGTCCTTTTATCTCTCCACTTGCCCCAAGCTCAAGCACATCTATACCCATTTCTTCAGCAAGCTTTTTCTCCATACGCGCACCTTGCGACTGCTGCCAGCCTTCAAGCATGACCATCTTATCCGCCATGCCCACCAAGGCAAAGCAAATAGTCATATACTCTTCATGACTACCGCCCGGTAGCATGTTGCCCATCCACATCGGATTTATTACCTCGTCATTTTTAAAAATATCCCTCACCTGATTTTCAGCTTTTAGAAAATTCAAGTGATAATTTTCAACACCTGTAATCGGTCCTGATAGATATATTCGCATTGTTACTCCTTTTCTGAAAAATCAAACTCCATCTGTCCTTTTATAGTCTTATCCTCAATCCACCACCGAAACACACCCTCACCATCTGTCCACTCACCATAAGGATCGTCCTTACCTGCTGCTTTTCGTGTTTTTAGCATTTTTCCAAAGGCTTTTATATATCTTTCTTTGTATGCAGGAAATATCAGAATATCTCTTTGTTTTTCTCGTTTATTTGCCAAAGGGCATAGGATGCACCCCACTCTACTGTACCCCATATCGTACAGCTCATTGTATGCGATATTATTTTCGTGTATATATTCCCAGATTTCCGCATCCGTCCAGTCATATATTGGATTTACAAGTATTGTTTTGTGCTTTCTTGCTGTTGTGACAAGCATGCAATCCCACACTTCATCTTGCTCTTTCGCATCTTTAAAAACTTCTTCTGTGTGTTCTAAACTAAAGTGTTTTGAGTCCGCCAGCTTCTTTCCAACCGTCGAAAATGTATCTCTATTTCGCCTTTTTATTGACTCTGCAGACCTTACTCCCAAGGCCACAACTCTGTTTCTTTCTGTACCCTCTTTGAATACTCCGCAGCAGTATCGTACAAGCCTTGTAGGCGGCATACCTTTTTGTGCTATCAAACTAAACATATTTATCGGCTTGCCCTTGTATATAGGCATATTCTTGTATGCCTTTATGCCTTTTTCTTTCAACTCTGCAAAAACCTTGTTTACGTGTCGATTTGTCTGCGGTGCATCAACGGTCGTAATGCTATGAGATACTTCAAAGTTTATGCCTGATTTTATCGCCAGATCCAGTAGGACATCGCTATCTTTTCCGCCGCTATATGTGACGACTACAGGCTTATCGTAAAAGTCCCTTGCTATCTTTTCAGCCGTCTTAAATGCCTCGATAGCTTTGCTTATTTTATCTTTGTTCAAATTTCTCCTTTCATCATCCGCTTTGTATGCCCCTAATTTTAGCCACAGTATGCCTAGAATGCATTTTTATTGCTTTAGTGATACTTTTATCCATTGTGCTATAAAAACGCCATATAACGCATTTTGTAACGCCATTTAATTTTATGATATTAAATTTTATTATCAAACCAGTCGAAATCGACCAGTTTAACACTTAAAGTTCTTTGAGTTGCACCTCTACTCTTGCCGTCTCTGCGTAAGCTTTGTAGACCAAAAGCAAACACACTTGCGCATCATCGTCATAGGCTACGCCGTTAAGCGCATCTAAAATGCTTTTGGCCAAATTGTCAGCGTCTATCTTTTTTGTGTAGCCGATTTCTCCACTAAGCATCTTTTGCCTTTGCTTTTTACTTATCGCCTTTGGCGGCTCAAAATATCCGCATATAGTCGCACCAATAGTACCTTCCAGCTTCTTTCCGCCTGCTGCTATGTATGACTCTTTTACAAGTCTTTCATACTCTGTAGTCTGTCTTGGAGTATATGTCCTTACCGCTGTGCCTTGTCTCGAAAAACGCGGCCTTTGTTTGCCCACAGGCTTGCCCGGCACTGTGAAGGCTATATATCTTTTATTTTCAGCCATCCGTTACTCCTTTCATCTGCTTCATAAATGCTTCTTGCATATCCGCATCTATGTCGTCATTTCTTTGCTCAAAGTTATTGAATTTTGTACCTGTAGGCTTCTTTGCAGCAGGCACACTTGCGGGCTTATACTTGTCTTGCTCTCTTGATAGCCAAGCATTTACAAAGCGTTTCATGCCTGCTTTCGTTTTTCGCTTTGTCGGGTTGGCATCTGACCATCCAACCATCTTTCGCATCTCTTGAGCGATATCTACAGACGGATACAAACTCTTGTACAAGTCTATATCTGCTTGAAAAAAAGGATAGCCTTCACCTGTGTTGGTCGGTATCTCAAATATTGCCTGCTCTTTTTTGCCGTCTTTCGGCTCGGAGCTTTTTAGCTCCGTGCAAACATCTGCGATAGCAGATGTATATTCTATTTCTTCTTCTACTTCTACTTCTACTTCAGGCGGTGGGTTACCGTGGTCAACCGTGGTTAACGGTGGGTCACCGTGGGTCACCGTGGAATTGTCAAAACTATCACAATCTTCTAAAATTGGAGGCTCCGGATACAGCGACCTTTTTGCCTGTATCCTTTGATGTTTTTCCCAAGTTGGGAAGTAAAAATACATTTCTTCACCGACTCTGTAAATCTTCACTAAGCCTTCATTTTGTAGCTCTTTAAAGCCTGCACTGATACTTTTAGTCGTCACATCTTTGCGCCTTGGAAAGCAAAAACCTTTTACCAAATCAGGATCCGCGCTACCTCTTCCGTAATCGTCTACATAAGTGAGTAGATATGTCCAAAGTCTAAACTGAAAATCAGTCAATCTATTTATTTGTAAATCTGTCCTTATGGTCTCTTTTATCATCCTATTGCCCATATCTTCTCCTTTTTATCATCAAAGAGATAAGCCATGCGGTGCTTTTAAGCTGTGACACATATACCAAAAATTAGAAGTATTTAAAGCTTGAAAATTCCTATGGTCAAGTTCTATACAGCTGGCATATCGGGAATGTACCGGACGGCCCTCCATCTGCTTTCTCATTGTGCTACGCACCTACAGAGGTTGGTCAACACGGCAAGCCCCTACGACCCAGTCGCATTACTGTGATACCTAAAAATATTAAGCATAAATATTTTTTTGTTTCGGTTCGCACCTTAGCTTTATCTCTATGATTTTTTCTTAGTCTTGATTACTCAAAAAGCGCCTTGCTTATATCGTCGTCGCCCTCTTCTTTCGCTTCCTCCTGCTGCTTTGTATCCCCTTTCTCTTCTGTATCTTCCTTCTTCTCTGTCGCCTCGCTATCGACTACTTTATCGCTGCTATTTTCTGTATAATTATTCATATCTTCCTCGGTCTCCACATATGACTTACTGCCGTCTGAATTTATCACGGCCATATCGGAATCTATAGCAGTCACTAAATCTATACTCATAATTCCCCACTTGCTTATAAGTTGTCTAAGCATAGTTTTGTATGCCATACCGTCAAAGTCTTTTGACCAGAAAGTGTACTGATTGCCTTTTCTTTTATCCGCTGCATATCCGGCAGAGTACTTAAGCGCGTGCGCCTCCATCTTTGCTTTGCTCCAGTACATAGCCTTTTTAAATCCGTTTGTGTACTCAAACATTGCATAGTAGCCGATTGTCGGCACTTTTTCTCTTTCCTCTTCGTCCTCTATGAGATTGACTTCTATCTCTTCATTTAAAGGATCATATCGAACAAGCTCCCCCTCTTTTATAGATAAGACATTGATTTTCTTGTACTGTCCTGACCTTATAGCAAGCTGGATATATCCCTTATATCCAAGTTGAAATTGTGCCACCTTGCCGTCTTTGTTGTTAAACGGCACAAGGTAATATTGACCAAGCTGTGGGCTTGGTGAGAGATTAAGACTCTCTCCAAGCAATGCAGCAGATAAGATACTTGCATTACTGCAAGTCTGTAGTTCTTTATTGTTATTTACTGCCGATACGATAGAACTTATAAAGCGTGTACCGTTTTTACTACCTACCACTTTGTTTATCTGCTCCTTGACTGCATCCGCTGTCAGGTACGCTGTGAAGCCTGTCGCTTTCTTCTTTGCTACTAAACTGTTTTGTACTGCCATTTTTATATCCTCCTAATTTTGATATTATTTAACTTTAGCCATGCGGCTAACATCTTTGCTTCTTCGGTGCTTAGATATGCTTCAAATGCTGTCCACTCTCTTTTTATATCTGTGGCAGATTCTTTTACATCCTGCATGTCCGGAGTAATTTCTTTTACTTCCTCTTTCTCTTCTTGTTCTTTCCTCTCTTCTTCAGCCTTTTTCTTTTCAGCTATATCGACCATATACTTTGCTTTTTCTAAAGCCTCATTGAGGTTCAAAGTCTCCTTGTACACCTCTGTGGCTTCAAAGCTGTATTCTTTTAAATCCGCTATTGTCTTCAGATTGCACTTAATACTGTTAAACTTATTGCTTATTACAGTTTCGACCATTTTGAGCGATAGGCTTGCATTCAAGAACTTATCTTCAAATATCTGTTCAAAGCTTACAAACTCAAACTCTTCGCCTGCTGCATCTTTTAACTTCTCAAACAGCGCCTTGACCTCTTCAAGTTTTTTCGCTTTTTTCTCTTCCTCATAGCCCTTGATTTGTGAGTCTATCAAGGCTACCGGCTCTTTTATAACTGCAAGCAAGTCTTTTATTTGCGCTTCAAATTGCTCGTATGGCTGTAAGCACTGCTTTTTTAGCTCTTTTCTCTTGCCATCTATAGCAGTCGCTAAGGCGTTAAGTTTCGCCCTGTCGGCTTTTGCTTCTTTAATTTGGTCTTCTGTATATACAAGACCTTTATATTGCTCAAGCTTCTGTGATAGCTCCGCCTTGAGTTCCTCATAATTCCACTCGATAGGCTTTATAAATCCGTCTTCGCTCGGATTGTATATCTTTAGTTCCATCATTCCTCCTTTTGCGACATAATAATGTCGCTTTTATTGCTATATTGTCACTGCCGCCAATATAGACCATCTTGTTGACGTCACCAAAATGGTCGTCTTTCCCGACGTCGGGAAAATAGCATCTTTATATATCCAGAAGTATCAAGTTGGGCATCCTTCTAGCCTCTACACACTTCCAAAACTTTTTTTCTTCCTCTGCTAAATACTCTATATCTCCTTCAACCTCACTTCTTTCGATAAAGTAGTGCTTAGTCTGCAAATATATCTGACCGCCGAACTCACTTTTAAGTTGTGCTTTAAGTACAACAAAATCAAATTCAGTGACCATCAAATAATGCAACACTTGTATAAAGTAATTATCGGGGATTCTGTCCTTCCACTTCTCTTTCTGCATACTCTGTAATATATTTGTTGTTTTTATCTCAAGTATGCCCCTTCTGCCGTCTTCATCTGTAAGCTCACCGTCAAGGCTTGCGTGTGCGAAAGGATACTTAGAGTTTAAATACATATTGTTATCAAAGTACTGTACTTGATATTGTGGAAAGTCTAATCTGAATAGCTCTCTTAGATGCTCCTCTGCCTTTGTGCCATATAGCACATAAGGCTTCTCGGATATGTCAGGGCTTTTTTTTTGCCCCGTCTTTTCTAAGTACAAATCGGTATTTGTCTTATAGGGATTCAATCCCACAATTGCGGCGGCATCTGAACCGCCTATCCTACTTCTGTGCTTTAGCCACTCTTCACGACTGGCCAATATCTTTCTTTCTATCATCTTTAAGCCTTCAGTATCATGCTTGCGACCTGCTCCGCTGTGAAGCCCAGTGTTGCCGCTATCGCCCTTAATTCAAAAACTGTCATGTCGGCCGGGTGGTCTCTTTTATGTGCCACAGTCTTTTCGCATTTGCCGATAAGGCTTGCAATATTTTTCTGCTTTAAGCCTTTCATTTCAAGACCGGCTCGATATGCCGCTCTGAAATGCCTATCCATAATTTCTGTTTTGCTTACTGCCAATCTTGGCATATACACCTCCTTTTTTTATTTTGTTAAAGCGAAAAACAGCGCAATAACTATAGCTATATCCACCACCGCAATGACCATCATGGCAGTAGATAACCATTTTTCGATTTCTACAGATATGCGATCTAATCGCCTTGTTTGTCTTTTAAGCTTCTCAATTTCTTTTTTTAGTGCAAAATTATTTGCTTCTAAACTTCTTAATGCCTTGTCATTTTCTTCTTCTGCTGTGCCTCTTATCAGCGTAGGAATTACAACCCCTTTTATCATCTTTTTTTCTGTACACTCTCTTTGTACCTGCTCCATATCTTTTCTCCTTACTTACACAAAAATTTATTTACAAAGTATATTTGTCCTTTTCCTGTGACCTTTGTAGTCTTTGTGACTACAGTGACACCTTCAGAATTTATATAGCTACTCTCTTTTATCTCAAAGAGTCCTTGCTCCATACTTCTTTGGGTTGGCATATTCTTGCTACTTCCTGACTTCATCAAAAAGCCTTGTTCTCTAAGCCAATCAAAAAGTCGCTTTTGACCAATGTCGACTCCGTTTTGCTTGATAAGCTTTGCAAGCTCACCGATTAGGATTGATGTATGGCTTGCACTGACCGCATCGGCAAATAAGGCCTTTGGCTTCATGCTTGCACACTCTATTTTTAGACTGCTAATTTCTCTTTGCGCTATCTGCAAGGCTCTTGCCATAATCTTTTCAGGTGAGTTGTAATCCTTTTCAACCTGTATAAAATATTGCCTTGCCTGCTTACCCTTTTCGGTACGCTGTATCATGCACAACTCTTTGGCCATATCCATTTTTATAAGGTGGTCTGTCAGTTGCCTTTTTACCTCCCTGTTGCCTTCAATTTGAACCTGCTCAAAAATGAGCGGGTTGAAATCTTGCCCTTCAACAAATCCATATTCGCACATGCGCGGGAACCAATCCTTATATGCTGTGGCCACTCCCAACATCTTGTGAAGATCTCTTCCTCTTACCACAGGTTCCATGTTTTCATCCGTTTCTATTTTGATCAATTCAGTCATAAGTTCCTCCTCATTGTTCGATATCCTCAAATGGCCTTTATTAGATTTTAGCCAAGGCCTTGCAGCCTATAATTTGATTTTTTTCATTTCTCACAGTTTCCGCTGTAAGCAGTAAGTCATCAGTTGTTCTACCTGCTGCTTTTGCCGCATTAGCGGTAATCGCAGAGACTACATAAAATGTATTTTCTGCCGGTTCCGGTAAGCCTATAGGCTCACCAAATTCTGTTTTTACAAGAGGTATATCTCCCAAATTTCCAAAACCAACATTTTTCTGTACCGCCCTTGCCTCTCCTTCGGAGGGCAAATCAACAATTTTGTTTCCTGCTTCGTCCACTATGTTTATTGTATGTGGCGTTAGATTGATTATTCTCATATTCTCACCTATCCTTGCTCTCTTTTTAATATCTCCTTGGCGACTCTCATGGCCAAGCTTCTTTTGCTGTGTTTCTTCAAATCTTCTGCATATACACCCCTGCTTTTCCACAAATCGGAACTTTTTTCAGTCAGCCATGCGAAACCTTCAAATCCAGTGCCGCAGCTGTCGAAGTCGCAAGTGGTCCAACTTTCTACATCATAGAGTCCAGGGATTTCTGTTTTCCTGAAGTCCATATAGTATCCATACTCACCCCCATCATTGCACCTATCGCCCGGCTCTTTATAGGTGATTCTAAATCCCTCGCCTGTATAAATTTCAGATTCGCAAGGCCTATCACAAATAAGCTTATCTATATCTTTTTGACCACATGTAGTGATTATCTCTTCTAGATCCGCCGCTAACTTATGCAAATACGGGGCGATGCGACACTTTCTTTTCTTGTAATCCCCATTTCCCTTTGCCCATATCCCAAAGTAGTCATCATATGACCCCTTGTAAGATACAATTACATCATCTTTAAGATGTACAATGCTGAAGGCTTCTCTTGCCAAACTCTTATCTACTACTATCATCCCCGGCTTTATGTGAAAGCCGTGATACTCACAACTTTCCACACATACGCTTACAAATTCATTGACATATACAAAATTTTTATTACTTTCCATTATTCGCCTCCTTGCTATATCCTTTTGTTGAACTGTCGAAATATAATCCTTCGACATTAGCCCACTGAAAATCTGCTCCACTAAAGTTTGCAGTGTATGCACAGGCACCACATAACACGGAACGCTTTAAATCTGCTCCCATTAATTTTGCTTCACTTAAAACTGCTCCTGCCAGATTGGCACCTTTTAAGTTTGCACCTGCGAGGTTGGCACCTCTTAGGTTTGCACCTCGCAGATCTGCTGCTACCAAATTTGCTCCCCTCAAATCTGCGTTTGAGAGGTCGGCATCTGTGAGTATTATTTCTTTTAGATTTGCCCCTCTAAGGTCTACTCCTGATAGCTTTGACTCAGATAGGTCAGCCTCTTCTGCGTCCAACCCTATCATTGACACATTTGATAGGTCTACACCCTTTAACAAAAGCCATGCTATACTCTTCCCATCCAGATTTACCTCTTCACCTGCCTTGTGTGCTTCTAAAATTGCTTTGATTTCAAACTCTGACATATTTTTCTCCTTTTTCCTTTTCAGCTTGCCTTTTCTTCCTTATCCTCTGCAATCACTCTGGCCATCTCCATGCCTTCAGCCAATCCAAGTAAGTACTCCTGCTTTTCCTGACTAAGACGCGGTAATGTAGCTTTTAAGATTGCCACAATCTTTTTAGTATCTTTCTTTGTCATCTTTACTCCTTTCTACCCCCTAAGGGGCGGGGCTTTAAGCCCCTGTTATTTATGAAACTTCTACAGCTTCAGTAATCTCTTCTACAGGCTCCGAGTCTATCGACGGGGCAGCCCAGTTGTCACCAAGGTAAAGAACCTCGTCTCTTCCGTAATAACTAATCTTTTTTCTATACTCTTTTGTTATGTCGTCCTTCCACCAGTTGGCTTTGGTATAAACAAAAGTAATTGTTTTGTCAGTTCGTCTGACTACCTTGATTTCAACATCGACATCACTGTAGTATTTTCTTTCTCTGTAAATCTTTCCTACTTCAAATTTCTTCATTTTTGTTCTCCTTTGTTTGCTATATATACATTATAGTTCGCATTATAATCTTTGTCAATACCTTTTGTTTGCAACGCAAACTTTTTTCTTGACTTTTTTTACACTTACTTATATACTAAGGATGTAAGGCAAAAAACTTATAACCGATAAAGAAAGGAGGTATGATGGGTGAAAGAGTAAGAGAACTTAGAAAAACTCTTAGACTGTCTGGTGAGAAGTTTGGTGAAAAAATAGGACTAAAAAAAGTAGCTGTAAGCCAAATCGAAACCGGAAGAAATAACTTAAGCGAACAAAACATCTTGGCCATATGCCGTGAATTTAATGTAAATGAAGATTGGTTGAGATATGGCACAGGTGAGATGTTTAAAGATATGACCTTAGATGAAGAGATTATCAGCTTTATCGGTGATATACAGTGGGATGCGTCTACTACATTTAAGAAGAGATTTATATCCGCTGTCGCAAAATTAAACGATGAAGAATGGAAGGTCTTAGAGAAGATTATTGTAGATATGGCTTCCAATATAGAGGAAAATAAAAGAGACTGACATCAGTCAGCCTTAAGAAGTTTTTTGAGATATATAAGCACTAATCTTAAGTGCCGTGGATTAGCAAGTAATAATAATTTACATATCTCTTTAAATTCCTTATTATTATCCATGATTTCCCCTCCTGTTACCCTGCACAAACTAAAATAGCGATGTAATAAATATATCGAATGTTTGTTCGATTGTCAAGGCGGTGGGGGTATGATTTTTAGGTAAAAATATAACAAGGTTTATAAATTATGACAAAGAAGAAAATGATAATAGTGGGAGTAGTGCTTGCATTAATAGATATGCTTTTGATATCTCGATTTGCACCTCTGCCAGTATATCAAATTATACTGCTTGCAAGTATCGGGCTGATTGCCTTTGGTATCTTAGAGTTTAAAGGCAAGAAAAAAGACAAAGCACAAGCAAATCAGCAATCTGGAGGCAATACCCTAGACCTGTTTCACGATTTAAAGAAGTATGATATCAAGCTATCTAATGCAAAGATTAAAAGGAATTTTTACAAAAACATTCCTGAAATAAAAACCCAAAATGTCACTAAACGCAATGATATTTACTCTATAAGTAATTTTATAGCTATTGATGTTGAAACTACCGGACTAAAGCCTGCAACTGATCGTATAATATCAGTATCAGCCATCAGATTTGAGGATTGGGAGCCTGTAGAGATTTTTTACACATTAGTAAATCCACAGACAAGTATACCTGTAGAGGCTACAAGAATAAATCATATAACTAATGATATGGTTGTTGAAGCCCCGACTTTCTCACAGATTGCAGAATCTCTATCAAAATTTATTGGCAACTCAAATCTTGTAGGGCATAATATAGCTTTCGATTTAGCTTTTCTATACTGCTCCGGATTGAATCTTATGGATAAAGGAATTAAATTTTATGATACCCTGCAACTGTCTCAATATCTGATGAATTCATCAGAGAAAACAGGTACTTATATAGATTATGTACGCAATTATAAACTATCAACGCTTTGCCAACATTTCAATATTAGAATTACAAATTTTCATAATTCTGGCGTTGACAGCTACGCTACAGGATTGCTGTTTGAGAAAATAGTCAAATATAAAATCAAATAGAAACTTGTTTTAAGTTATATTAAAACAAGATAAAACAAGCTTAAAACAAGTTTTTCGTTTTTAAATAACGAAAAAGTTCAACTACCGAGGTTTTTTCAGTAGTTCAAAATAAAAAAGAACCCCCGCACGCCAATGCGGAAGTTCTCAAGGATTAGCCACTTGCGTGGCCGTGCCTAATCTTAAATCAACTGCGATATTCGCAAATAAATAGCAAGTATTATTATACCATTTAGGCAGGCACCTCGCAAGAGGTGTTATTTTTATACTCAAAAAGGAGGTCTAAATGGCTACAGCTAAGAAGCTACCGTCAGGTAGCTACAGATGTCAGATATACGACTATACGGACGACAAGGGCAAAAGACATTATAAATCCTTCACAGCAAAGACAAAGAAGGAAGCGGAGCATATGGCCACAGCCTACAAACTTGATAATGTAGACACATCCAAAAATTCAGATATAAAGCTTGAGGATGCAATGCTTAATTACTGTGCTATGAAATCTAATATCTTGTCGCCTACAACTTTAGTAAATTATAAGCGGCTTATATACAATGCTTTTGAAGGTTATTTAAGACTTCCTTTAAGCAAATTTACGCCCGATCTGATACAAAGGTGGGTAAACTCTTACGCCGTCGGCAGAAGTCCAAAGACTGTAAAAAATGCCTATGGCTTCTTGTATACAGTCCTAAAAGCCTACTACCCGAACTTGCATATGAATGTAAGCTTGCCACAAAGGATAAAGCCAAGGCTATATGTGCCTACAGATGAAGATATAAAATCTATCATAGAGTACTGCAAAGAAAAAGATAGAGATATTCTCATAGCTGTATATTTTGCAGCGTTTGGCACCCTCAGACGCTCTGAGGTATGCGCCCTTACTGCCGAGGATGTGGAAGGCAGTATAATACATATAAATAAAGCTTTAGTGTATACAGAGGGAAAGGACTGGACCGTAAAGACTACAAAGACGACATCAAGCACAAGGGATATAGATATGCCTGACTACATAATTAAAGAGTTGCCCACAGAGGGCAAGCTTGTAAATCTGAACCCTAATCAGATTACACATCGCTTCGCTAGGATACTAAAAGTTTTAAACATACAGTCTTTTAGATTTCACGACTTAAGACACTATGCGGCAAGCATGATGCATGCGATAGGAGTGCCGGATGTATATATCATGCAGCGTGGTGGGTGGGCATCAGACGGCACACTAAAGAGTATATATAGGGGCGTTATGGATGACTACAAAGAAAGATTTACAAGCAAAGTTATGGAGCATATCAAAAATATGCAACACGAAATATCACACAAAGAAAAATAG